GTTTCCACACCAGAAGCATTGGCTGTTCTAAGGCTTGCAAAACCTGGGACAATGCCAGCAGATACCGTGCCATCAACACCGAAAAGTAACCGGCCAGCAACNTGGAAAGCCGCGCCATCATCACCGTACGCTATGTGAGATGATAAAAAGTCGCCATTCTGTACCGCAACAAAAGTCCCTTGCGTTCCGCTTCTGCTTTTAAATCCAGCAAACTGGCCCTGAGTTCCTTGCCCGTTATTATATGATATGGTTTGCACAACGCCTGAAAAGCCAACCTGGGAGACCCACAAGCCGCGTGAGCCGGAAACCGGATTAATAGCTGTATTTATTAATGTTGCGCCCGAGCCGTTAGGAATAATATTAATATTCCCATTGGTATCAGTACTCGAAAGCGTATTTACGTTAAGGTTTAGGTTTCCAACTGTTGTGTTAGAAAGCGTAGGTGATGTAGCCAGAACCACGTTGCCCGACCCAGTGCTTGCGTTGCCTAAAACCGTCATAGTCCCGCTAGCATCGGGAAACGTATACGTAAACGTTGCTGATGTGTTGCCGAATTCAAAAATCGACCTACGCTGCGATGCTGTACCACTTAACAAAATCAAGGGGCTTGTGTTTGTCGTTGTTAACGCAAATTGACCCGTTCCTTTTGCTATAAGCTGCATTGAAATGTTCGCATCCGACCCAAGAGTTTGCAAGACAGCCGGAGCACCAGTCACACCATTAGATGCATTAAAGAAATTGACGGCACTTGCGCCACCATTAGCAAATTGCATGACTGCTGCGGAAGTAGCATCATTAATCTGCGCAATAACTGGGGTGGTCAACGTCATGTTAGTAGCGGCAACCCCACTAGGCAAGGTACTGCTAATAGACGGCACGCCGCTTGCAGAAGTAATTAATACGCCATCATTGCCGGTAGTTAGCCCACTAATTGTGTTTCCACTGGTAGCGTAATACCCTAACTGATTGGCCGTACCGGTATTAACAATACCTGATGTAGCATCGCCAGACTGTACAAACGTAACAGGGTCGGTGCCCACAGTAGTTACCACCACGGATTCTGTAAATAATCGCCCAGCATTAGCGTTACCGTTTATAATAAATGTGGTTGCACCATAAAACTCAGCAGCTACATTCATATCTGTAGCACGAGTAAGAATAGCTGCAACACCACCAGTTCCAAGTGTGCTAATTACATATATACCGTTCTGCTCTGTAGATGACTGGTCTTTTACTAACACCCTGTCATTCAATGCAAGCGTCACACCATCAGGCGCATAAACGCCTGTAGATGTGGCTGTAAGTGTTGCACCAACACCTGAGGCCCCGTTGTTATATGTAGCTACAAATTGCGCAACTGTAGCAGCGGTACACGGGTCTTTAAATACTCGTCCTTGAGCTACGCTATCCACATAGTTTTTAGTTGCAGCGTCTTGTGCAGATGATGGATCGGTAACGTTGTTTATTAAATGTGTATTCATATCTAGCGCGGCTTGCTGTACGCCAAGTGTTGTTGGGTTGACTAATGATGCGCCCGTTTGACCAACAAATAAACCGCTACCGCTTGCGCCGGATAAATCGTTTCCCACACTGTTTGTCGTTGCCATGATTTATCCTTAAAGTTCAATTAAATAATATGTCACGCTCAATGTATACGTACAGGTTCCGCCGCCCGTAACGCCGGTTGTAATGCTATTTATATAAATTGGCTGGCCGGATGAATTCGTGACAGAAACATTACTAAATGTATTAATACGACCAAGGGTTAAAAAAGTTCCTCGGTTAACCGAGCTTGATGTTGTAATTAGAAAATTTAAATCAGCTATTTTTGTCACATTACTGCCGTAAGACAGATAACATGACCTATCCACGTTAAAACTGGCTGTACCAAACGTAAACACTCCAAAAGCATACAAAGGCACAATGACAAATCCGGCGACACCGGGAATCATTAGTACTGGGGTTGTATTTAAATTTAACAAATCGGATGTTGTTAATGTTGTGGTGGTTGTATAAAGAAGGCCGCCAAGTGTCTGCCATGTCCCATCACCGCGCCAAAATTTATTAACGCTTGCGTTTGTGCCGCTATTAAAATGACTTACCCCTAGGTTCCCTGTAACCCCTGTTGTTAAAGGCAAGCCATCACAATTTGTGAGCGTTCCCGAGCTGGGCACACCTAACGCCGGTGTAACAAATGTCGGGGATGTATTTTTTACTATATCGCCAGAGCCGGTTGTGGTATTGCCACGAACGGTCATGGTGCCTGTAACATCAGGAATTGTCAGTATTTGTGGGGTGCTGGTGCTATTGTCTACATTAATCGTTGTATTTTTTGATGAGCCAGTTCGTAAAATGTATTGATTAGTACTTGCGATTGTTCCGAGTGTTATTTCTCCCACGCCATACGCATCTATGCTGATTGGGGCATTGTTTGGTGTAAGATCTGTTGCTTGCATAATAACAGGCGTGCCACTCCCAGACCCGCCACTTATACTTAAATAACTTACGCCCCCCGTAAATTGCACAGAAGGATTTCCGCCTGTATTAATTTGACTAATGTTTGGCGTAATAATGGTAGGAGACGTGCTTCCGCAAAAATTCCCGGACCCTTCTTGGCCAGATAATGTGTTGCCTACTTTATTAATGTTTGCCATTCGTTATGCTGCCACTAAGTAATACGTTAAATAAAACGTGAATGTGGACGTGCCGCCACCTGTAGGGTTTGTTGTGGATTGCAAGTAAACGCCAAAGTTTAACGATAAAGATGTAGCTAAATTTCCGGTGGTATTAACACGGGTGGTTTCATATACTCTTGTTTGACTTGTCGTTTGACCTACAGGTAATCCCAATGTTGATGAAGACAACAATTGACCGCCGCTACCATAGTACAATGACGCAGTTAAATCCGAGCTAAAACTGCTAGTTACACGCTTAAAATACCCGACACCAGACGTAGGTGAAATGATATACCCCGTAACCGCTGGAACTATTAAAATAGGAGTCGAGCTTAAATTCTGCACTTCTGATGTTGTTAATGTCACGGTGACTGAAAGCAAGTCTCCAGTTGACGGCGTACTCCATGATGCATCGCCGCGCCAATACGTGGTGGCTGATGCACTTGTTCCGCTATTTAAATTAGTAACAGGCAAGTTACCTGTAACCCCTGTTGTTAAAGGCAAGCCCGTGCAGTTTGTCAGCGTCCCGCTTGTTGGCGTACCAAGGGCCGGAGTAATTAAAGTCGGGGATGTTTTTAAAACAATATCACCTGTTCCAGTAACCGTGTTGCCTAATACAGTGGCTTCTCCGGTAACATCTGGTATGGTTAATGTCCTTGCAGTAGATGTGGCGTTATCTACGTTAATGGTTGTAGTTTTTGCGCCGCCAGTAGCTAGTATAAACTGATTGGTGGTCGCTTGCGTAGACAATCTTATTGCGCCTGCATCGCCTGCATTAATATAGATAGGAACGTCGTTGCCAACTGGGTCAAATCCCTGAATAAGATAATACGCGCCACTACCCCCACCAGCTACAAATTTTAAATAAGAAGTGCCGCCAGTAAATTGGGCCGCAGGATTTCCGCTGGTGTTGATTTGAGCAATATTTGGCGTTGTTATAGTGGGAGAGGTTGCGCCGACAAAGTTACCTGAGCCAGTAGATCCAACAAGACTATTTCCCACCATGTTTTTTGCGACCATTGTTCATTCCTAAATAAATGTTAATGCCGTTGATGACGTATCAAGTAATGTCCATGAAGTATTTGCCACCGTTGCAAGCAATATAATATTATCTGAATAAGCAGTGCTTGCAACGCTTGTTGTATAGGATGCACCATACGCTGAAACATTTGTCCCGCCAGGGATGCTAATTGTCCATGAGTTTCCTGAAACGCCGCCCGCTACGCCTATTTGTGTTCCTGCTGCAAACGTAGTTGGAAGTGTTACAGTTACGGCTCCAACATGAGACAAAATGTAGCCATTTGCCACTGCGGCGGTAAATGATGTGCCGCTGTTAGTGTTCCATGTGATTGGCAAGCTAGATGTCAATGCAATGGTGCCTGTGGCATCCGGCAAACTCCATGTTCTATCCGCGCTTAAGTTTGAGTTACTTAATGTGCCAATGTTATTTGCCGCGCTATCAACGGCAACGATTTGTAATGCCCCTAAATTAGCTGTTGGCGAATAAGCCACATATGTTCCGGCTATTCCTCCTATAGCGCCATCTCCTGAAAAGAAATAACCAGCAGGAGAATAAAAGTTACCAGCCGTCGCATAATAAGACCCTTGATCCATTATTAATGAATAAGTTCCAAGTATCGTTTGGTTTCCGGCAGGATTTGTTAAAATCGCTTGGGTATCTACAAGCAAATTACCCGTAGCATCTGGAAGTGTCCAAGTTCGGTCTGCTGAGATACTTGCATTTGTAATGAGTCCATCAAACGCTAAAGACGAATCACTTGCCTGCATTGACAGGGTGCCTTTTGCAGCCGTTGGAGAATACGATGTAAATGACGAACCCGCGCTTCCTGCACCGGAGCCAGCAATGAATCCCCCAGTTGTTGCCCTAAACTGACCTGTTGCAAGGCTTAAATCGTAAGCCGTAATAGTTTGAGAGGCACTTGGGGACAAAAGAACAGCGGTGCTACCTATAGTACTGCTCAATAAGACCGTGCCAGTAGCATCAGGAAGCGTCCAGGTTCTATCATTGGTAAGGCTCGCATTAGTTATATCACCCTCGAAATTACCAGCCATTGCCGTTGTATACATGACAAGGCTGCCCAAGTTTCCTGCTTGGGAATACGCAATCACAAATGGCAACGCCGTTGTCCCCGTAGAAAGACCGGCCTGAATAACTGGGGCTATAAAACTACCCGATGTTGCGCTCATAATTAAATTGTGCGCTGTTATAGTTTGGTCAGCAGTGGGCGTTAACAACACCGCAGGAGCGGTTGTTGCAGATGATGTGGCCCAGGAAGCCGCAGTAGTACCTGTCAACGATATGCACGTAAATGTGGCATCGAATCCAGCCAGCACGGTGTAGACATTATTAAGACCAGATGATTCAATCGGGATATCAAGATTTGATTGGTTAATCACCCTGTATGATTGACCAATACTTAATGTCGATACCACGGGCAGCACAACACTATGCGATACGCCCGTTCCCGTAAATATTTGAACCTGGGTGCTGGCTACCGTTAATGTAGTTGCACCAGAGCCAGTTACTACTGTAGTGGCTGAACCTGGGATATAAGAATTAACTGTCGTATTTGCATTGGCGTCTCTTCCGACAAAAGACGCCGCCCCCGAAGTTCCGGTTAAACTATTACCAAGTGCATTTATGATGGTCATATTAGTTTCCTATGCTGTAGTTAGAGTGACGTTAACGGTACTTGATACAACCCAGCTTGTATTTGCTACATCGCACTCGAGGTAAACTGTCGAACCCGCGCTTGCAGAGCTTGTTAGTGTACCGCCCGCAGATGTTGTGCTGTTTAAATAACGAATCGTATCGCCAGTTGACGCTAGAATAACCCATCCACCAGTGTTAGCTGTTGAACCAATCACTGCAATTACATCGCTAACGGCATAAGTTGCTGGCAATGAGACAAGGGTTTGACCCGCTGCAAGAGCATAATATTTTGTGTTAACTGCGGCGGTTTGTGTCGTACCCGCAATTGAAGCAATAGCAAGGCCGCCTGAGGGAGGAGTGCTTGATACCCAGTTAGTACCATTTGATGTTAAAACGTTTCCGCTAGTTCCCGCTGTTGAGGGGTATGTTGCTGTCGTATAAGCCGGAGGACTGCTGGCACCCGCCGATTGAAATAATTGTCCAGCACTACCCGGCCCAACACCTGATAAGGTGGTTCCAGATGCCGCGTAATAAGCTAACTGGTTAGCTGTGCCGCTGTTAATTATGCCTGAAGCGGTTGAAGTTAATGCAATCGTGCCAGTCGCATCGGGTAACGTCCACGTTCTAGCTGCCGCCGTAGATGCGTTGGTCAATACGTTAGCAAAATTTCCAGCATTGTTCCCAGCCGTAACTGCAAGGCTTCCTAAATTTGCCGTGGTAGAAAACGCTTTGAAGCTACCTGAAAATCCACCTGCTGCAGAGCCTGAGTTATAGCTTCCGACGGTTGCAAACATTGAGCCTGTTTGTAAAGTTAGGCTGCCAGTTGTTATGGTTTGGTTACCGCTTGGGGTTAAAAGTAAAGACATTGGGTTTTGTAATACCCAACTACTAAGATTAGTAGACCACAAGAACCAATAGCTACCATTGGCGAGTATCGTATTAGCGGGAAGCGCACTACCGTTTTGAAGAACGATGGGGTCCGTGGTGCCATTTACTGTTAACGTTGAAGCTCCGGTGTTTGTATGCCCACCGCCCGCTCGCATATAAACCGGAAAACCTTCCCCGTACGAACTTTGCGGAGCCGGTACTAGCGTGATAGAAAACGCATTAGACGTACCTACATCAATTGCTGAGTTATAGAAGTTTTCTTGCACTAAAAACGTATTAGCGTTGGAAACTGACGGGTTTATTAATTGAAACGTATTCCCGGTTAGATCGTATATTAATAGATACGCAGTGTTGGGGGATATGTCGTTAGGCGCAAGGGATAACCCGCCCCACAGTGTTATCAGTACGGGGCTAAGGGCATTAACTTGTAGTGTCGGGCTAGATGTTAAGTTTTGTAACGTTCCTGAACTCATAGACACAATTAAATTATTAGAAAGGCTTGCGACCGCCGGGTTTAGAACGACAACAAACGCGTCATCTACCCCTGTAGCGGGCGCGTAGTTGAACGCTGAGCGCTGTACTTGTAGCTCGGTAACTGTCCCTCCACCGCCGCCTGTTGCCGGAGGATAGACACCCCATGTAATCGCTTCGACCAACCAACTATTAGAGCCGCTCATTGTGCCACCCACACAGACGAGGCTGTAATATTTGTACCGTTATTAGTAAATGTCTTAACGTATGTTACGCCTTGATAGACACAGGTTATTGTTGCGACTAGCGTACCGTCATATGTGAATGTTAAGGCGAGGTCGTCAATCGGTAATTGCCCTCGGGTGCTGGTGGCTACAGTTCCGCTCATTTTTTGCTCCCTTTCATAATTTGTTGGTATATCTTAGCCGCTTCAATGGGGTCGCTTACATTAATACTGATAGCGGGTTCGGTGACGTTGCAGTCAAGCTCAGGATTGTATTTTTCAGACCATCCCGCACGGGTTTTTAAGTAAAACATAATTGCTTGGATATTGCCCGACATTGCTAGCTCATAGAGCTTTTTTGATACCCTAGCTATTGATTGGGCTTGGCCTTGGTGGAACGCTTTTCTTAGTTCAGGTTCGCGTTTTTCGGCTTTTAACCAGACCTCTTGGCTATGGCCGAAATAGTTCTGGATTAAGTATTTAGTCAGCCCAAGGCCCGCCAGCATTTTGACTTCTTTGATTTGGTCGTCGTCGACTATAAACGTGGGGGTGTTGCCATTCCTAGCCATAGTTTATCCTAGATTTTTTGTAAATTAAGTATATCCCTGCGTGTGTAGTCACACAAGCGTATTCATTTCGTCCCATTTTTTGCCGCTGTACTCATGAACTACGGATTTACCAGTATAGGTTTGGTAGCGTTTAATGATGGTATCTACATATATCGGGTCTAGCTCCATCATGTAACAAGTTCGGTTTAGTTTTTCGCAAGCTATTAGCGTTGAGCCGGAGCCGCCGAAGAGGTCTGTCACTAAGCTGCTATTGGTCGTGGAGTGGTTAATAGCTCTCTCAACAAGTTCAACTGGTTTTTTGGTTGCGTGCTCTTTATCCGTTCCCATTTTTCTTTGAATGTGCCAAATATCATAATATTCTTTTTCCGATCCTTGGTTTGTATGCAATACGGGTTTTCCTTTTTTACATACGTTTATAAATTCATGACAGTATTTATAGTCGGAACCAAGGCCATGTACCATTTTGTCCCATACTATTAAATTAGAACGTTTAAAACCCGCTGTATCAATATGGGGGATAAGTTGATGGTTACGTCTCCAGTCTAAACAAATATAAGCTACCGAATCCTGTTTCATGATTATGTAATAATTGGCCGTAAACAATGACATGAATTCTTGCCAGTCATCGTCGGTATACGAGTCATTAAACATGTTAGACAATCGACCAGATTTAGACCCTTTTGTTTCTTTCCACAGGCCACCTGAGCCTTTTTGCGTTTCAGCAGTCATGCCGGTGTTGTACGGCGGGTCTGTAAACACCATATCCGCCAGCTTCCCATCCATCAGTATCTCAACGTCTGTAATGACCGTGCTATCCCCGCACATCAACCGATGGTTCCCTAATAGCCACACATCGCCTTTCTCCGATACCGGGACTGTTGGCGGCTCTGGTATCTCGTCAGGGTCGCCAAGCTCTTGGCCGTTTAAATCCATATCGCCCAGCATCTCGTTTAGTTCTTCAGTTGAAAACCCCGTTAGCGACATATCAAAATCGGGCGCGTTTCTGAGTTCTTCTAATTCCGCTATTAATAGTTCATGGTCCCACTCAGCGTTCATCGCTATTTTATTCGCTGCGAGTATGTAGCCTTTTTGTTTCGTATCGTCTGCTAAGTGGTGTTGGACGATTACCGGAATAGTAGCCAGTCCCATTTTCTTTGCGGCCTCGACGCGTGCATGACCGGATAAAATCACAAAGTTAGCATTGCATTCGACCGGCACGTTAAAGCCAAACTCCTCAATACTGTGTATCAGTTGCGCAATTTGAGGAGCGGGGTGTTTTCTTGCGTTGTTGCTGTAGTCTTTGAGCTTCGACGGCTCTAGCTGGATTATATTCACAGTAAAATCTCCTAGAAAAGTTCATATATTATACTTATGAGCGGGACTTGTACAGTTTTAGTGTATGGTGCAACTGGTTACATTCTCGGTTACACGGGCTATAACCCAATCCCAGTATAGGTTTGAGCCATTTTCGATGTAACTCAAGGGTCAATTCCTATATAGAGAGTCGTTTTAGGCTAGAGCGCTCTAGCTCTACGGTTGTAAGAGCACTATAATACCTAATCTTAGTAATTCAGTTACACTAGTTACACTAGCTACATAAAGCCATACAGTGCTTGGCCTATATGAGTGTAACTGAAAACAATATAAGTTACATTACGTTACACCGAGGATAAAATGGAAAGTTTAGAGTACCGCTATTGTGAATTATTTGTTAAATGCTACAGCATTGCTAAACGTACCCACGAAAAGAAATACATTAAAGCCCCGCTAGACAATTGGATTATAAGTAACGGCCTTGAATGGGGAAAAATAGGAAACCTAGCGAGGGATTGTATTGAATCTAAAACATTACCTAGCGTTAAATATAAATATTGCGCTAGAAATTATCGTTATAAGAAATTTAAAAAAGAAGCGTTTAGTTTTATAGGTGAAGGGGTTGCGCTTATAACCCTAGAGTTAATCGCGCATCCTTGCTACTGTGGTTTTGATAAGTATGTGTCTATTGATGCGTTACCCGACAACTGGTGTCTTATTGCTGACTCCGCTTTTAGGCACAAGATGATGGATATTGCCCGCTGAGCTTCTTTTTGGTTGTTTTCCTGTTAATCTTGCGATTATCTTCCCCATTTGAGTACATTGGAAACGTGAAGGGTTTTGAAATCCTAAAGCCCTTAGTGCTTCGGTAGCTGAATAAGCTATCTTTGGCTTACTCTGCCATCCTTGCGAGAAATCAAAGAACGTATGCAGCAACTCTTCGATGGGGTTTATCTGTTCGTGGTTCCTGTTGTGTGCATTAAGTTCTGTAAACTCGTCGCTAGTCATCCATGTTTGTTCGCCTGCTGCCCATATCGCATAGACCTCCGCCCACACTTGCGCCATATCTAGCCCATGGTTGTCTTTAATCGATAATACGTGGAGCGTCCACCATCGGCGGTTTCCCGTATCGTCTACTAGAAAATTAGGGTCGTTAACTGTGGCTGCAAATACAGTACGCCGTTTTAGCACGCTATCTTTTCTTGCGTATGGCAAACGTATTTTATCAAAGTCCTCCGTTAGATAGCTTTTAATCCGGGCTATGTCAGCTTTTCTAAAAGTGCCGTCTAGCTCGCCTAGCTCCACAATCCAAAAGCTGGCTACTGTTTTAACGCAATCTTTATCCTTTGGGTCTAGGGTTGCGCCTGTTTTGACCGCTTGGCAGTCGAATGGGTCTAAAGATTTAATAAAACGTGTTTTACCGATGTTTTGGTCTCCTGCTAATACTAATACTCCGTGCGCCGAAAACCCAGTATCGGTGTGTACAGCCGCTATAGCGGATACCATCCAACGACGCATAAGTTTATAAGTTAATTCCTGATTGGTTGTTTCAAGTGTAGCTATAAATTGGTCAAGCCTAGGCACACCATCCCAAGGTGTTTTTGTTAAACCCTCTACGATAGGGTGATAGTTTTCCCGCTGTGCTAATAAATTTAAATGGTCATCAATTCGCATGATGGGCATTTCGTTTTTCAGGGCAAGGTCTTTAATTACATTGAGCGCGAAGTTTTCCGCGTCCTCTGCAAACAGCTTGCATTTTGGGATCGTCACCTCACGGTCGCGTTTCATGTTGTTCCATCTTGATGAAATACCAAAAATATCCAGCATAAATTTAAGGTTAGCCGATGTGTCCAGTACTTTATTGCGCGTGCTAATTTCAGGGTAGTTCATGGCGTTTAGTATTTTTGTACTTAAATTGTGTTGCACATAATCTGTACTTTTGTTATTATTCACATCGGTATGTGGTGTACCGTCATGTGAAAAAAACTTATCCCCTCGCATCCGTAAAATGGTCGAGGGGAGATAGTCTTCCCGCTGCCACTTATCTCTCTTAAGTTTTGACAGGTTCATTAGTTCTTGAACCCGCTCACAATTACCGCCTACCAGATAATGCAATCTGTATGCTAGTGCCGCATCTGCTGCGCTGTGGTCGTATTCTTTGCCGGGTGTTTGTGTTGGGAAATGTTGGGCTAGTACATTGGAATTATTCTCCCATAGGTGCCGAATTGAAAGCACACTACCGAACGCTTCTTTTTCACTTAATGGCTTACTTAAAAACCACTCAATTAGCTTCACGTTATCTTCAGGCGGGTTTGTGCCCGGTGCGGCTTCTGTCGTCCATTCTGCTGAACGTTCGGTTCGAGGGGTAGTATCTATCCCAAGGGCTGCAATAAACTGCTTAAGCCCTTCTGTGTGGATAGTTTCCGCATCTCCTCGTGGGTTTATCTCAGCTAATGCGCAAAAGCGCCCAGCGGTGTAAATTTCGATGCCCAGATGGTCTAGTCGGCGGCCATCGAAGGGCGCATCGCCTTCAAATCTCGCGATTATATGCAGCCCCCTACCAGACTGAGAGGTCTCAACGTATGCCGTGGGGAAATAAGTAAGAGTATTTGTAGCTGTTTCTGTGAGTGTACCGTCTGGATTAATGCACCTGTCCAGGTCGATAAAAAAATAATTATCTCCCTCGAGTACTGCATAGCCTACGCCATAGCCCTCACCGAGCGTATCTGCTAACGCTCGAGCCGTTTCGTAGGGCATATGGATTAAAGGGTCTAATGGGTTGTGGGTGTATAAGTTTTTTGGGTCCAACGGTATTTTATCCGTCTTTCCTTTAGACGTAGGTACGTAACGACACAATAGGTATCTATTAAGTTGTGGTTTTTTCATGCAAAAATTAATCCTTTAGTTTGTTAAATATTTAACTACCTTCTGTTTAAGCTCCTGCGGTAGTTGAACGGTTTCTTTTCCCCATGTTGCTAAATTTTCGGCTAGTATTGGTATAATCTCCTTTTCTATTGCGGTTGCTAAAACAATCGCGCGTAGGTTTTCGATGCTGTCGTAATAATGATTTATTAAACCACTGGCGCACTGCATCCTATTTGCTATGGCCCGACGGGTCAACTGTCGGTAGCCTCGTTCGATGGATAAATTGATAGCAATATCAAGTATTTGCTCTTTTCGAGCGAGGGGGTTCATCCTCGCACCTTTAATTCTGATTGTCATTATCTGCCTCTAAATTTTTTAGTAGTGCTGAGACGGCGCGGTTAACGCAATAGTCACACACTGGTTTTTTGCTGGGGAACAGACCGTTCATTGCGGCTTGGTCGAGCGTCTTGAACGGTTGTTCGTTGGGTTCGATTATCCGTTCGCACCATGATTTATCCGGGTCAACTATTGACACTATGTGATTCATAACGTACCCCTTCCGGTTGTAAAACAGGCGTCCCCGCCTAGTTCGTTTATGAGTTCCGCCCACGCTAATTGTGCGCGTTCTCGCTCTGTCCCTGTGTACTGCCAGCCCGCGCGTTTGACCTCGCGGGATATAAATTGACCGATGACGGCCCCGACATGCGCTTGTGTGATTATTACAGGCCGTATGCCGATTAAATCCGCTGATTTTATAACGCGGTTTAGCTGTGCGGAGTCGTTCGCGAGTCCGAACCGTATAAATTGCCCGGATGGGGTGTAGGTGGCACCGACGTTATTCCGCCAAAGTCTGCACCCCCGTTGCGATGCTTCTAGTCTTATGCCGCTTGATATCCCTGATTCCGATGTCATATCATATTGTCCATGCTGTCAACAACCTTTGAATATAACACTGAAGCCTCAGAACTGCCAAGGGCTTGCGCACTTAAGATATCTATGTTAAAGGCGAGATAAAAACGTCGGTAGATTTCAGAATCACTTTCGCCTGTGTGCTTATAGTATCCCGCCCACTGAGCGATAGCCGCACGCAGCTCTGTTTGTATCCTGATTTTCTCAGCGTGCCGGTTTTGTATGCCACGTATTACATACGGCTCAACCCCGCGCGGGTATTTTGGCGCGTCTGTTACGTTGCGCTCAGCGTTGCCTCGCAGTGCGGCGAGCGTTTCCGCGTCGAGTTCGCATAGGTCGCCGTCTACGAATTGTGGGGCGTTGCGCTGCTGTGGTTCGTGGTAATGCCCGCAGTACGGACACTCACGTAGAAATCGGGTAAATACGCTCAGGCATTTTAAACACGTTTTAAGCGGGATTGCGTCTTCAGGCGTTGACCGTCCGCGCCGTTCGCGTGCGTCAAGTGACCAGTTGCGTGGCGCATCGGGGAGGCCGTGGCGTGCGTAGTTGTTCACATGGTCAATAATAACGGCGTGTTGTTTGTTGTCTGAAGGTCTTAGAGCGCGTCCGAACTGTTGGGCGAACGTGGCGTAACTCTCTGTAGGTCTGCCCATCGAAACGACTTCAATTGCTGGCACGTCTACGCCCTCGCCGAGTATATCAACGTTAACAAGCTGTAACAGTTCGCCTGCCCGAAACCGTCGCATGGCTTGCTGCCTGAGAAGCGGGGGCGTTAGGCTGCTTACGACTTCGGCGGGTACGCCGTGTTGGCGGAATTCAAGGCAGATTTCGTGCGCGGCTTTGATGTCTACCGCGAACGTCACGCCACGTTTGCCGGGCGCTATACGCAGGTAGTGCGCAACGATATCGCCTGTAATTCGTGATTTATGTACCGCAGTGCGTAGCGGGACGGGAGAGAAATCGCCGCTTGCTGTGTGTCCGACACCGGATAAATCTAGGTCGTTTGGGGGTGCGAAGATACGATAGTCACAGAGATAACCCCGCTGGATTAGCTCACGCATTGACGGCCCGGTTATCAGTACGTCGGCTAGCCCGTCACTGTGCCTACCAAGCCCGCGCCCGTCTGCGCGTACAGGTGTTGCGGTTGGGAAGAATCCGCGAGCGTTGGGGAACAGTTGGCACGCTCGTCCCCACAGATTTTTAGCTTGGATATGATGCGATTCGTCAATTATTTGTACAGTTACGCGTTTGAACCACGGGGTATCCGCTGGCATACGTGTGAGAGTTTGAACCGAAGCGACAAAACACGTCGCATTGGGGTCATAAAATCCGCGTTGGTGGGCGATATGATGTGTGGCTACAATCTCGCGTACTGTAGAGCGCGGGGCGATAATATTATGCCGTATGCCGAAACCTGCTAGTGTGAGTGAGAGCTGGGATACAAGTTCGGTACGATGCGCTATAACCACAGAATACCCGGTGTGCTGCTGTATGAGCGAGGTTATAATTAGGCTCTTGCCTCCGCCTGTACTGAGCTGGCCGAGAACGTTCACGTGTCCAGCGTTCCACGCCTCGAGCGTTTGTTGTACCATGTCCCGCTGATAATCCCTGAGCTGCATAAGTTATTTATTTGTTGTTGTTGACAGGGTAGTCAATATATATCTATACTCCGTTTTTGTCAATTTAAAGAGGCTACAATGATAAAATTAGAAATCACAGATTTAGAAACTGCAAGCGAGGACGTGTTACGCGAGACAGGCCGGTATTTGTTAGCGTTGAGTAACAGAGCGCACGTTGAACTTGAGCCGGTTGAGTTAGAGGGTTTACGTGTCGGGTCCCCTGCTTCTGCGGCTGAACCTGAGCCGGTTGAACCTGACACGTCAAAGGAGCCTCACGCTTACTTTGTTTTTCCTCCTGAACCTGTGCTCATTGATATACCCCAAGCCCCTGCGCCTGTTGTAGATATTGTGCCTATGCCCTCTGAGATATTCAGTAAACCGGCTCCCGCTCCCATCCCGCCAGCACAAGTAACGCCCGCACCCAGTGTTGACTTAGACGTACATGGCATGCCATGGGATATACGCATACACGCACGCACAAAAACAAAAATGAAAGACGGTTCATGGAAAAAACTACGAGGTGTAGGCCCGCTCGTTGTTAAAACCGTTGAAGCGCAGTTACTTACTATTCAGAACATTCCAGCACCCCCGGCTGTGCCACCCGCGCCAGAAGCACCTGCTGAAGCTGTAGCCCCCGGGTTTAGCGATTTAATGACACTAGTCACAAAAGCAATTACTGAAGGTAAGTTAAAACGCGACCAAGTTACAGCTGTTTTAAAGCCGTTTGGTATACCGTCTTTACCGCTGATTGCTACGCGCCTTGATTTGATTCCGGCTGTTATTGAAGCCCTGACGGAGATAGTTAATGCTCCATTCTAAGCTTGCCCCCTCAAGTGCTGCGCGTCGTGTAGCGTGCCCCGGTAGTCGCGCTTTTGAAGAGCGGTATCCTCAAGCCGGTGATTCGCTTGCGTCCCGTGAAGGGACCGCGGCTCACTGGGTGGCACAGCAATATTTATTAGGTAATTACGCGCTACCAGCTACCGCGCCAAACGGCGAACCGATAACGAATGAAATGTTAGACGGGGCGGACATGTACGAGCACGCCGTTAAATGGAGCGGGATTGATGAAACCGCGGAATTGCATATTGAAGAACGTGTCGAGATATTCAACGTGCACCCGGACTGCTGGGGTACGCCTGATTGCTGGGTAATCTCCGGTAAAGACTTGCATATTTTTGATTATAAGTACGGGCATGGTTACGTTGAGGTGATTGAAAACTGGCAGTTGTTGGAATACGCCAGCGGGATAGTTGCGCGGATGCCCGACACAGATAAAATCACAATGACGATAATCCAGCCGCGTTGCTATACCGCTAGGGGTCCGGTGAGGTCGTGGGTACTGACCCGAGAACAGCTAGCAGAGTACACCCGCGTGCTCATTAAATCTGAAGCTGCCGCAATGGACCCACACGCGCTATGCATTCCAAGCCCTCAATGCAAGCACTGCTCTGGCCGTCACGCATGTACCGCGCTGCAAAACACGGCGGGTGCGATAGTTGATGTGGCTATGTCCGTCACGTCATACGAGTTAGACAGCCGCCAAACCGCTCAAGAGCTGCGCTACCTGCGCCACGCTGCTGCTATGATTGACGCACGTATGACGGGGCTTGAAGAACAAGCAAAATCGATGATTACTCGCGGGGAGTACGTACCCGGATTTAAACTCGAACCGGGAAACACGCGCGAGCATTGGGCGACATCCGCGCAGGAGGTTATTGTGCTTGGCGAAATGATGGGATTAGACCTTAGGAAGCCAATAGACACAATAACACCGGCTCAAGCCCGACGGCTTGGCGTGCCTGAAGAAATTCTAGCGACCTACGCGCAACGGCTAGCGGGGAAATTAAAACTGGTCGAGTGTACAGACGATGCTAAAAAGGTATTTAAGAAATAGTTATTGACTCTACAGTCAACAATTACTATAATGGATGCGTATTAACTATGGATGATTAAAAATGATTGAGGAAATAATAACAGGAACGCTGTGTTTATTATGCACGGTCGTAATGCTTTGGTTGTTTTGGGGGTTGATGTGAATAGAATTACCGTAACGTTGTCTAAAACTATAGCTGCAATAGACGCTTCTATTATTGTTTTGCGACGTGAGCAAATAAACATTGCTAAAATTATCGCAGAAGAGATGGGATTACCTGAAGATAAGTTCTTAGCGGTTGTTAAAGAAAGTTCGATTGCAATACTTAAAAATAACGGGCTGGAGTATTAAATGAGTACTACAGAGGATTTTGGCCACGTTGAAATACTGCAACCGAAATATAAATACCATCAGTTGCCAAAAATAGCAGATTGCAAACACAGCTGGATAGAACTCGTTACGGTATCGTATAGCCAAACTTTAGCGCTAGTGGGCTGCGATATTTGCGGAGTAACTGAGCTGGTAATACGGGAGACGGTTTATGATTGACTATGAAAAACTAAAAGAAGTTGATGCGTATGCTAGAAAATTGAACCATAAATATCGAGATATTCGCATAGATTATCACTTTAGGCTTGGTTGCAGTGGGGCGTCCTATGACTATTGCAACATGACTAATGACGATTTTGAAGGTAATACCGATACTTTTGAATTTGACTCAGTAGACGATTTAATCACAAAGTTAGAAGAGCTAACCGATTCTGAGTCAAAATATAAAAAAGCGTGGTACTTAGGCCAAGACAATTCACCAAGATGGACCTATGTACACAACAAACCTTGCTATCAATTTTGTGATGTAAGCGACATCGAAGCATTGGGGAGGACTATGTACGACTCCGAGGCCTATTTGATACAGGCACAGATAGCTTATTGGTTGAGCTTGCGAAAACCCACGCCACTTTGCGCACCGTCTACCGAAGAATGCAAGCACGAAAGCGATGGCGCTGCAACCGCTTTACTATGCAACCCACCAATTTACCAGTACAAATGCAAGAAATGCGGAGAGTTTTACAGATGATCTCATTTAAAGATAAAGCTTTCTGCGCCAGCCCCAATTGCGTCAACGAATGCGGCAGAAAGCTAACGCCAGAACTCATGCGCGAGTATGAGCGGTTAAATATGCCTGATGAATGGGATGGAATGCTGGGCATAGCGTATGGGTATTTTTGTAATGAGCCGGAGGGTGAGGATGAGCGATGACGCAATAGGCACAATCTGCCAGGCTGTAATGTTTTGCACGTGCGTGATTTGTTTTACTGTGTGGCTAGTGATGTGAGGGGATGATGATTAAACGCATTATGTGCCTATTGCTAGGCCACAAATACGATTGCAGATGGCATAATTTTATGACTTATCATCTGAGTGCAGATGAAATTCATGTGTGCGTGGTTCGATGTACTCGATGCTTTGGCGAGCTTGAGCATTACCTGCATTATTCTGAAAATTGTGGAAAAAGAAATGACTAACAAGATAATTAAGTTTCCAGAATCACTAGACCAAGCTTTTAAACGCATAGACCGCGAGTGTGACTATCGAAAAGCACAGAATGCGTTTGAAACAAAAAGAGTTCAATGGTTTGCGTATGGTTATTTTTGTGGAATAGGGGTAACGGCTATTGTTTTTGCGTGTACATATTGGTTTTGGGGTAAATGATGAATAATTTCACGAAGAAAGAGTTAAAAAAACAACATGAGAAAAACGGTGAGTGCAAAAGCTGTGGGTGGCACGCATTTTTTTATGAAATGGATTATATGCTGACTGGAGAAATTGTAAACGATTTAAATGAGTGGTGGGGTTTCTGTAAAAGTGATAATTATACGGATGTTTCAGACCATCGAGGTTGCTTTGTTTATACAAGGGTAAATGATGAATGATTTAAAGGATATTAAAATGGAAATAAAAATTACATATGAAAAAACGAATATTACTTGTGGGTTTGTAATAAAATTAATTTTATCTGAAGAAAATATTAATCTTGTTCCACTTGTAGACAAAGAAAATTTTTGCAAAGAATTAGATTACATATGTAAAAGTTTTGTAAGTAAGCATACGTTGGATTTATGATGAATGAGTTCACAAAAGAAGAGTTATATGACTTGCAAAGCTGGGGTGACGCATACACAAGTTATGACGTAGAAAGTGATGTGTACGCAATGCACGCCCCGTTGCTTAATAAAATCCAATCCCTAATTGACAACTATTGCGAGCACAAATGGATTCCGCACCGTATCGAAGATGTTATCCTTTACTGGTGCATTAAATGCAATGCGTCCCCAAGGACTACGATATGATTATAAGCGAGAAGCAAATAATGCTGTTAATTAATTACGTTAAAGACGCCAGCAAACACACGTGTTTTAATCACACAGACTTTCAAAAGTCAATGTGTGATCTATTAAACGAAGTATACGACCAACAATCTGACGAATTAAAAAATGTGGATTGACATATTCCATTGTGGCTATGACGATGTGCCGACGTGGGCGCGATGTGACCGCATACAGTACGCCGCTTATCATGCCGTAGTTAAAACCTCCGACGGTCATGTAAAAGCGGAAAAAGGCGATTATATTGTGCGTCATAAAAACGGGGAGTTTGAGGTCTATAAGGGTCGGGTAAAGTAGCACCCCTCCGATTTGAGTATGCAAAGCAGAGACTTAGAGGGGTTTGTTAAATACAGTATAATACCGCTAGGGTAAAATAACAACACGTTGGCCCCCACGTACACACATACGCCTGATAACCTACGCGGGGCTTGCGTTGCGCATTAAAAACTTACCCCCAAAACCTGTTAATAACTCTGTTAGTAACCTTGTTGACTCTATAGTCAATAACACATATAATACTATTTTTACCAACAAAACTAAGGACAACAATGAGTACAAGAATTGATTTGCTAACCCCAGTGGGCCGCTTGGTGCAAGGTAGCCTATACTCTGGCGCTACTACTGACGCGGAGAACCGACCGCTTGTTTATAAGACTGGACCGAACCAAGGCCAACCGCGTGTAAATTTCTGGTTTAGCCTCGCTGTGCCTAAAGGTACAGAATCACACTGGAACCAAACGGACTGGGGCAAAAAAATCTATGACGTTGGTCATGCAGGGTTTCCCCAAGGTCAAGCCAATAGCCCGCACTTTGCGTGGAAGATAATCGACGGTGATTCTAACATACCAAACACGCAAGGTAATAAACCCTGTGATAACGAAGGTTTTCCGAGCAACTGGATATTGAAGTTTTCCGGTTCGTTTGCGCCCTCACTGTATAACGAAAACGGCACGCTTCCACTCACAGAACCGAACGCTATACAGTTAGGTGATTACATACAGGTTTATGGGTACGTTGAAGATAATAAATCCACGCAGCAACCGGGCGTGTATTTAAACCATAGTATGATTGCACGCGCCGGATACGGTACGCGTATCATCGCAGGCGCTGACCCGAAATCTGTAGGCTTTGGCGCGGCGCCACTGCCCGCTGGTGCGAGTGCCACCCCGATAGCTGCGTTTACCCCGCCGGTTACGCAGGGCGTGCTTGCCACCCCCGCGCCCGCTGTGCCACCTGTTGCCGCCGTGCCACCAGCTTACCCGCAAATACTAACGCCTCCCGCTCCTGTTGCTGGTCCTGTAATGACAGATAAAGCGCAAGGTGCATCATACGAGGCGTTAATCGCTGCTGGCTGGACTGACGATTTATTGGTGCAACAAGGCATGATGATTAAGTAACACTGGCTGCCCCTTCGGGGGCTTTAAGGATTTAAAATGCAAGTAGGCGTAACGTATAAAGCATCGGTTGACGAAGTCACCGGAGAAACTCAAACCGTAATGGTTTTACCCGACCAAAAGCTATTGGACTTCTTTTCTCAAAAACAAAAGTTTGATAGGGAGTGGGTACTTAACGACCCTAAGTTATCGGACGAATATAAAAGAGCATATGTGGCCGCTAATTGTGACGCGGTTTCTAATTTATTTGGACTCCTTATCCCATCATTGAGCATAAAGGATTTAAAATGCAAGTAGGCGACAACGTAATCTATAAAGACCAAAAAGCCGAAATTAAAGAAATTAAGTGGGGCCTGTACTGCATTAGATTTATAGCCACACGTAAACATATATGGGTTACTGCTGACGCGCTTAAACGCAAGGATTTTTAAGATGGAGTTAGACTTCGAGACCTACAGCGAAGCGGGGTTTATTTGGGACGAAAAGACACAGAAATACAAAGCACCCCCGAACGCTACACGCAAGGGCCTCCCCGTAATCGGTGCCGCTGTGTACTCAGAGCACCCCAGCACCGAAGTTTTATCCTGTGCCTATGACCTCGGCGACGGCATTAAAAAACTGTGGAAACCGGGCGATTTACCTCCTATAGATTTATTTCAGTATCTTGCAAACGGGGGGTTGTTCGAGGCGTGGAACGTTAAATTCGAACGTTGGATTTGGATAAACGTTTGCATGAAAAAATACGGATGGCCTGCTGTACACGAATCACAGTGGCGAGATGCGGCGGCTAAAGCTGTAGCGCACGCACTCCCTCGCTCGCTAGACCCATGCGGTACTGTCATGGACATTGCGAATAAAAAAGACAAAGACGGCATGAGGCTATTAAATAAATTCTCGATGCCACGAAATCCAACACGCGCTAATTCTAGCCGACGCATACGACCCGAGGACGACCACGAGGACGCAGAGCGGCTATATAGCTATAACATCCGGGACATTGAGGCAGAAGCCGAACTGTCAGGACTAATACCCGATTTAATACCTTCAGAACTTGAGTTCTGGCAGTGTGATTTAGCTATTAACGCACGGGGTATACGTGTTGATGTACCTGCTATTAAAGCGGCGATTGCTGTTGTCGAGCAGGCACACAGTAAATATAACGCACGTCTGCAAGAGTTGACAGGTCACACTGTTACTAGGGCTTCAGAGCTTGCAAAAATCAGGACGTGGTTAGAGTCACAAGGCGTATCTGTGCCCGTATTAGATAGCGACGAGGTCACTAGACTGTTAGGCACAGATTACATAAGCGCCGAGGTACGCGAGGTTTTAGAGATACGAGAGCTACTATCTTCAGCCGCTGTTAAAAAACTATATGCAATGATTAATATGACTACCAGCGCCGGGAGGCTACATGACCTATTTATTTATCACTCTGCTAGGACTGGGCGTGCTGCGGGCGCGGGGGTACAACCTCAAAACCTTCCGAATTCGGGACCCGCGGTACAGCGGTGCGTGTGTGGCTATTATTCCCCCGTGTCATCGATAGCATGTGTGTATTGTAACAATCCGTTCGCGCTCTCGGAAGCAGAGTGGAACACAGAAGCGGTAGACCAAGCGATAGGCACAATATTAACGGGTAACCTTGAGTGCGTTGAGTACTACCACGGTGACGCGATAGCCACGGTTTCGGGATGTTTGCGCGGGATGTTCATACCCGACTTGGGAAAAGATTTTATATGTAGCGATTACTCAGCAATCGAAGCGGTCGTACTTGCGGCACTGGCTGGTGAAGATTGGCGGATGGACGTATTTAATACTCACGGTAAAATCTACGAAGCATCCGCAAGCAAGCTCACCGGGAAGCCTATAGAATTCTATCTCGATTATAAAAAGTGTACAGGTCTAAACCACCCTGATAGAAAATTAGGCAAAGTTTTAGAACTCGCCCTAGGTTACGGGGGCTGGGTGGGGGCGATGAAAGCGTTCGGGGCGGATGCGTTTATGTCCGAAGATGCTATAAAACAGGCGGTATTAGCGTGGCGTGATGCCTCCCCCGCTATTGTTGAGTTTTGGGGTGGGCAGAAGCGCGGCTGGTTTCCTGATTTTTACGGCCTCGAGGGCTGCGCAGTACAGGCGATAATGAACCCGGGCGTCGAGTTTGAATATCGGGGGTTAGTGTGGATAGTCACAAATAACATCCTCCACTGTCGTCTGCCGTCCGGGCGTTGCTTGACGTACCACCGACCGCTGTTAAGACCTAGCGAGCGCAAGAACGGAACGTATTCTATAAGTTTTGAGGGGTGGAACAGCAACCCGAAGTATGGCGCTCCCGGGTGGGTGCGCATGGATACGTATTTTGGTCGCGTCTGCGAAAATGTGGTTCAAGCGGTAGCGAGAGACATCCTAGTGCACGCTATAGTTAATCTCGAACACGCAGGATACCCGGTAGTTTTACACGTACACGACGAAATAGTAAGCGAGGTGCCCGAAGGATTCGGAAGTATCGAAGAATTTGAGTGTATTATGTCAACCATGCCCACATGGGCAGCCGACTGGCCGTTGAGAGCGTCTGGTGGGTGGAGAGGAAAACGATATGGAAAATAATGTATTTGAGAGGATTTGCAAGGCGTTGGAAAGTATCGCCCAGTCGTTGGGTAACATAGATAAATCAATCCAAGGTCATAACGAACACGGATTGACGACTAATATATCGTTTGAGTTAGATAGCATTAGAGCGGCAATTGAAAATAAATAGTTGTTGACACTACAGTCAATAAGTTATATACTCTCTTTATCAACTAAACGAAGAGAGTATATAAAATGAAAAGTAAATGCGGACGTTTTGAGTTTTTAGGTGAGATGGGTATATTTGATAGTATGTCTAAAAGATATGTGACTTTAGACGGTCAAATAGTGCAGGTAAAAGGCCAACAAGAAGTCCAGTTTTCTGAAGCTACTATAAAATTAGTAAATGAATTTATCGCCCAAGTAACACCGTATGCCGAGTCCATAGTAAAAGACAGCAAACAAGACAGGTTAAAACGCAACTTTCTACATGAGTTTAATAAAACGTTAAACGAAGGATACCATGACTAGCATACACGAAGGCGAGACAGTATTCGAAGTAAAGTTTCAAATAAAAACTACAAAATTTTTAGGGCGGCAATCGGGATTTATGGCTAAACAGGCACACATAGAACAGTTCAACCCCACTCGTGTGTATAAAACGAAGAATGAGGCCATAGACGCCGCGGTTGATAGCATCTTAAAACTAAAGGACTAAAATGACGCTACACGAAGAAATGCACGAATTAATAGGGAAGCATTTTAGAAATAAAACAACGGACGTTATTGGCGTACTGCATGTTCTTACGACTCACATAACCCGGATTATCCAGTACCTCCCGCAGCCACTAGACACAAAAATAGCTATCGCAGAAGAGGTACTGGCTACAATAACAGACGAAATTATAAAAGACCCTAACCCACTGGCAAAGAGGATGAATTAATAATATTGTTGACACTACCGTCAATAAGTTATATACTCTCTTTATCAACTAAACAAACAGGATACGGTAATGACAGAAGAACAATATTTAAAAGAAGCGCAAGTACTAGCCGATGCTTTTAGCCAAATAACCGGAACCGAATCGATTTATGGCGTACTGGATAAAATGACAACGGGTAACCTTAGGTGCATTTATAATATCGCAAATGAAATACTACAAGAAAGAGGATGGGAAAAATGACAACGTGGAAAATAGCAAAAGGCGTGTTCTTCGGGCAGTTAATGTTTACTGTGACTATAGCGTTATTTTACTTTTTCAGGATGTTTTAAAAATGAGAGATGCGGCTAAGTGGTTTAATGATTTCAGTTGGTTAATGTCTGGCGGGGCGAAACAGATAGACAAATGGGCAAAAGAAGGCGTACTTGAAGAAAAAATAAAAGAACAAGAAAAGATAAACGCTGCAACAAATGGTTTTGGTCTTTTCATGAAAGAAGTTATAAACAAAAACATTGACTAACCAGTGGGGATGAAATGCCAAAATTATTAACGTACATCGTAGTTAAACAGCAAGTAGAATCGTTCAGACACTTAGGTTTTATGACATCGCTACAGATACAGGGGTATCACGAAGCGTTCGCGCCTAAAATTCATTTGCGAAAAGGTGCAGAAGATTATTATTTTTCTGACCCTGATTGGAACGTAGTAGTCGCTCAACTCGCCAGGCTGTACTTAAATTTGATAAACAGTTAATTATCGTCTATGAAATTATCGGGAGTATCTTCGTAATTAAAACACACAGTATTGTCTATTTGCTCGCTTATGTGCGTTAATTGTTTTTGCAAGTGTTTATGATGCATTAACGTTACGGCATGGGCGGCAATAGAAACAGCTAACAGAAGAATAACAAAATAATCTTTCATTTTTTACGACTACGACCCCACACTATTAACGCAATTAAAACAGCTAGGCACAATAACTCTGCACCCGTGTTTCCCGGTTTCAGCAAGTCTCCAATAATTGAGGGTATAAGCTCGACCGCAACGTCATCAATCATAAAAACCCCCTGCTATTAAGAGCGCGGTCGGGACCGCGCAATGCTCGGAAATGGAGTGAACCGCGCTTGTATAGTATGTCACAATAACGCGCGTTTAATCCAACCCTTTAGGTACTTTTCTTGCGACGGTTTTTTAAAAACTAACGCTAAATAGTACCGGCACGTCGCAACTCTAAACGTGTCGTGCAAGCGTATCGTTCTAATATTATTAATCGCTTGCAGTGTACGTGTGCCTATGTCGCCGTCAACGTCAACACTAAAAATTATAGGCACAAATGTATTCAAACATTCTTGGACCATTCGGGCTGCTGTTACTTGACCTGCGTGCACCGCAAACCTGAAAATTAAATTAGCGGTCGTTTGGTCTTGCACTAACGAGAGCTTTAACGGATTCCAAAAATCCCGTGTATAAATTTCAATCGCCCGCTCAACCGTTAAGTTTTTTATGTCCTCACCTGGATACGACCTCTTTGAAATCCCGTATTTCGTCTCCCGCCCCGCATCATCTGGGTCGTTAGAATAACCGCCCTCTATTTCAATAATTTCCTTATCAAATACGGCCATGGCTCATCCTCAATATTTAATATACGCCCACAAATTAACCGAGGGCTGAATGACATTAAACGCTGTTTGTGTCCCGAATCCCGAAATCCCACCCGATGCACGAGTTTGTAAAGAGTACCCCGCCGCTCCGTTAATGACTCCCGTTGTTGGACTGGAGTATACTAACTGATTTGAAACATCGTGAGTGTGATTGTATAACTCGGACGCCGCCATCAGGTGCGTTTCTTCGCCGCCCGATTGACCGAGATAGCCGCCCAGTGTGGTAGTGCCAGTTGTTCCGTTTGCGCCAACGGGGACATTGCGACTAAGGTTTGGTAAATTAAAAAGCGTTGAGCCGTTACCGTTACCCCAAACATAAAACACCATGGAACCCGTACCGCCCGCCGTTGCCGCCGCGCTCATCTGTACAGTTGTGCTTGTTAAAATTGTAGTGATATACGTCCCGGCGGGTATTCCTGCGCCTTCGATTTTTGCGTTAGGCCCAGCGGATAAATTAGCCGTACTAGTGACCGTGAGCGTTGTCGAACTGTTGGTAGTCGACGCTGTTTGTGTGACTGTTAGTGCATCATATAAAGCCGCATATGTTGTACGAGATATCGCTGTTCCGTCGCATTTTAGCGAGCCGGTTAATCCGTTAGGGCCAGCAAACCACTGTACCGTTCCAACTTGCACCATACTCTGGCTTACAGGTATCCAATTACCATCCGCGCCGGGTACTGATGTGTTAGACGCTACTTGGCTTTCCCAGAGCAAATACACACCTGAATATGCACCGGATGCGGGGGAATAAAAAACCCGAGCGTAAAGGGGATAGCTAGCTGGGCCACCCACAGGTGGAGAACCTGTTGCGGGCGCTACCCAAGGGGACGCGCCGTACGTTTGCAGGTTTTGCAAAGCGGTTGTTATGTCAAGCATCAATTGATTAAATTGTCCACGGGGTATGGGTAGCGCAGGAGCACCGCCGGATAAATCCAGCTCATAGTTTGACGTAAAACCATACGGGTAATTAACCGTACCCGTTGAGCTGCCCGTGTTGCTAATCGGTGTGACGGTTCCCGATTCAGCAAACGGGTATAAAAAATAAGGGTTCGCTGCCATTTAATGCTCCTTAAACTATCTCAACACCCACCGGGCGCGGTAGTAATTTTAAATCTGTAATCACACCTAACAACGCCGCCGGAAAATCAGCGGTCGTGAAAGTGTACGAAACCGTCATATCTAAATTATCAACTATATAAATCGCGCCGGTAAACCCAATGTTACTGGTCGCGCATAAGTGATTTAAAAACGCGTTAATATCGATAATATCGCCAAGATTACATAAATCAAAATACGCAAGACGTAGGACAAACTGTTGCTCAGCTAGCGTTAGAACATACGCCGCGCCGTCGGTAGAAAAGTTACCGCTCCCGGGGTTAGCTATTATCGTATCGCCAAAGTTTTTATATGTGTTTATTAACGTTGGAGGCGTTGTATATGCATTAAAACCCCACAACGGTTTACCTGACGCGTCGCCCCCGAGCGGTATGTAGAGCGGAATATCTAAGATAATGCACCAAACACATATCCCAAACAGGGCTATGTCAGCCGATGTTAAATCAAAAATCCCAGTCGTGTATCCGTTCCAAAACTCTATAAAATTAACATCAAGCCAGCTCTGCTTAGCCTGTATCAAGCCCGAAATATTCGGGGAGTTCTGGTACTGCCACAGTATCGCGGGCAGTACGTTCATTTCCTCGGGATATGTAAATTGCTCTATTTGCATAATTACACCAAGTTCACGATGATATTATTAGCCGTTATTGTGGCTATCTGATACGGCGCTATGGCAATCTCAGTAGGCAATGTTGGGGATGTTGAGCCTGTTGATATATACAAACTCTGCACGTATATACCCGGATACTGACTAGTAACAGCCCCCGCAAGCTCAAACGCCGAAACGTTTTGACCGACCGTAAGCCCTGCGATACCACTAATTCCGCCAGTTGCATACGCTACAATTGCATCTTGTACCGCTGTGACTGCATCTTGTACCGCGCCCAAGAGCTTGATATTTACTAGCACGTTTATAGTAACCGACGCTGCGATGTCATATAACACTGTCATTAGCTGGCCACTGTAGGGGACATCCACAATTGTGCTTATTGGCGTACCTGCAAAAAACGTTAAACTTTGCGCACCAGACGCCGTGGCGGCTATAGTCATAGTTATGCTTGTAGAGCTAGGCTTTGTTGCAACTCGCGCCCCTGCGGCAATACCTGTGCCTTTAATCAATGCGCCAACGGAAAATACTGAAGTGTCCGTTAATCCAGTCACAGTGATAGAGCTAGCGGTAAGTGTGCCTGTTTGTACAATTTCCCCGTTGCTAAACGCACAGCCCGCGCTCTTTTTAGCGACCATCGCTTGTGCAACGTTTGACGGTAAACCCAAGGCGGCTGTGATTGTATTATTAACTGTATCCCACCCGGAAACGGGGGTGACGATTACAGTTAGTGAGTTAACGGGCACGGGTATCGGCCCGGTTTGGAGGGCTTGAAATAATACGGGGTCTAGCGTGCCGCTTGCAGGGATTAAAACATCGCCAAGCGTTTGGAACACATATCCATTTGATGATGCTTGCGAACCGCCCGGCACTACGATACAAAACGATAAACTTTCTGCACCGGATGCCGTGGCGGCTATTGTCATAGTTATGCTCGTAGAGCTGGGCTTTGTTGCAACCCTCGTACCGAGCGCAATACCTGTGCCTTGGATGCCAGCGCCCACCGCAAACAACGTGGTGTCAGTTAGCCCCGTCACAGTGACAGAGTTTGCCGTAAGTGTGCCTGTTTGCACGACTGCCGGAGTCCCTGTAATTACTGCTGCCACTTCTGAAGTAGTGCCTTGGTCTGCAACAACTGAATCGTTAACGCAAACATAAACTGATTTTGCAACCATTGACACGCCGTCAATTGTCTGCGTTGTGTTTGCAATGTTTTCAAGCAAAGTCACACTAGACGCGCTTGTAGTGCGTAAAATTTCCGCTGTAATCGCTTGAGCTGTTGACGCCCCTTGAGTCGCCAGTGTATTTAATCTGTATTGACGAGCGTCTAAATCTGATTGCAACGTCCGGCCAACGGTCGCCGCTGCGGAATTAGTTACAGTTGTCCACCCCAGCACCGCGGTTACAATATCAGTGAGGGCGTTAACGGCGCACGGAATCGGGCCGTAAACCACTGAGTTAAACTGCACCCCCGTTGCAACGCCGTTTGCCGGTATCGTGAGCTGTGTTAGCGTGTAAAACTGGTTTAAATCACCTGAGCCGGTTTCAGCCACAATCGAGCCTGCCGGGATTACAGTCCCCGGCGTGCCGGTAATCGTTGCATACACTACAGATTGCAGAGCGGGCAAACGACCATAAGGGTTTGTTAAAGACATAATTGCATCAAGAAACACCCCGCCCGCAAGGTTAGGGTTTATCTGATTCGCTAGTTGCGCGTTATTATCAGCGAGCGCAATACGCGCCTGTACTTCGGCTGATATAAGCATACCTTGAGGTGTGTTAGGTGTGACTATTAAATCCGCACCAAACACGCCCCGATATTCTGCTTCGACATCCGCTTGTATTGCTGCCGCGTCTACTGTGATAACGCCCGTCTCATCGATGTAATTATATACTGCCACGTATAGCCCCCGTTCCCGCGTTAGTGCGTATGTTCGCAGTGTAAAAAAATGTATTACCGCTTTGTGTAGTTACTAGAGATAGTACTTCAAGTACCCCATTAACCGCTAGCCACGCTGATGTTAGCGCGGCGTTAAATGCATCGACTAACGGCACGCCGATAAACAGCGTTGTAAAATACGGTATGCCTTGCTGTGTGTTTAAAACAATCTCACCCAGTCGCGTTTTAGCCGTTTGTGCGCAGTTTTCGAGTATCGCTTGTAGACCAGTGCTTAAACTGATGTTGCCTAAGTTATCGAGATAAATATCGTTATATGCAACCCCCGGTTGTGTGCCGTTTATATTCGCCGAGATAGTTAAAGAAGGCATATCGTCCTCACGGTATGTTAACTGCGTGTATGGTTCCGGTTGCTAAGATGCTACCGTTAATATTCATCACAGTTAAAGGGTTGCTCATGTCAATACTGATAGCCGTTTGACTTATAGATATAGTCACAGTTCCGCTATCGTTTTGCAAAACAGCATTTGACGCGTCAGCACTAGCTATCGTGTCCAAACCTGTCATTGTGTCCGGGAAAAATACTCCGTCTGAAAACTGTTTAACCCGTGCAGTATTGGGGGCGCATTGCGAGTAACTAGATAGGAAATTGCTGATATCCCTATCATTAGCTAACACCCATCCCATGTTGCCCGCAACCAATGGAAAACTTAAACGAAATCCTCCGCCCCCATACACAAAGACTGGGATTGCGGCCAGCTGGGGGCGGGAGTATTGCGCCCCATCTGTGCCTACAATATCGATTAATAGCTGTACACTAGCGCGATTTGTGTCTCTATCGTAACTTAAAACTTTAGCGGGTAACATGCCGTTAACATTCTGTAGCATCTTATTGTATGCAAACGTTACAGCTCCCGCGAGCGTGTCATTATTGGCTGGGTCTAACGACGGGTTGTTATTTGCCATTGGACGAAATCCTCGCAGCTTCAGCAACGTAATAAAACGGCACGTCGCGGCTTGCAACATCAAAATTTAATTTATATATCACATAATTCCCGTTTGCCGCTGGGTATTGAACGCTATTAATCTGTAACCCTGCGCCCAACCGTGTTTGATTATCTAGCAACATCTTAACTTTAATGCCTTGCTCTGTAAATTCCGGTATCCCAATCATGCCGGTTTCCGCTGATAAAACGCGCGTTATGCCGCGTAAGGGAGCCATGGCGTTTTTAACGATAAGTGTATTATCATCAATGTAAGCGTTAATCCCGCCTATCCCGTTAAGTACCTCGACTTGATTTAGCGCCCCACCTCCGAAACTGTAGTTTCCTATGTTTTGGTTTGTCGCTTGGAAATTTAAAATCGTTTGTGTGTCTTGAGATATGCCTTGGCTAACAGACTCTAGCGACGCAATGCCGCCGTAATTCCGAGTTATGATATTACCTTTTAAGAAATTACCTGTAAGACAACTCAACGTTATAGACACATCAGGAGGCTGGGATACTACGGCTTTTGTGACATTGCCCCTGTATATTGCGGTCACCCCAGTAGACACGCGGCCCGCTTCTACAATAACAATTTTAGGCGTGCGGTTTAAATTATACGGGGAAACCTCAGTCAATATAAAATCTTGTGTGTCTTTATCTATATTAGATATAGTCACAGTACATTCGTTCTGCAAAGCGTTGGCATATTTAGTACCCGTCGCGCGTAGGTTCATTGGCGATGCATACGTTTTTAATTTGCCGTTAACGCCAATGCTTATTTTAATTATTCGGGGGTCAAGTTCTTGCGCCACTGAGAACCCCTTGAATGTAATCTGCAAACGACAAACCCGCTAGGTCGGCGGGGTATGCATACACAAAAACTAAATCTTTGTTGAACCTGTCCCAAAATGGGTATTCTTCTTGTGAATCGTTCGAACCAATAAAAGTAAAATTACCAAGTGCGGTTTCGAGATACGCGTAAGGCAGTATAGGAAACCCATTCACTGCGCGTTGCCCTGAGATTAACACGACGTTATTAGCGACAATTGATACGGCCATGATTCCGTTACAGTCTTGTAACTGTACGTCAAAAGCGTTTACGCCTAGTTGTAATGATAGCGTTTGATTTGGGATTGCCTGTAGGGGTATTATTTCCATGACTACCTCGCCATTTTCTGTAACAGGCCATACCCGATGGACGTTTGCGGGCCACTCGCAGCTGTTGTGTTTTGCGTTCCGCGGTCTACGGTATTAGAGTTTTTAGCTTTTTGAGGTGTTGTTGTGTACTGAGCCGTGACCATGATTACTTCTTTAAGACTGAGCGCAAGTGTTATTGTGTTTGCAATTGTCGTATCTTCTTCGTGCGGCATTTCTTGGATTAACTGGTTTTGATATGTTCCTGAGCGCGTTTGTACTATTAATAACGTGCCGTTTAAATACAACTGCTTAACCTCGTCGTATGTGTCTTTATACGTTGCTGGCGTTAGTATCATAGACAACTGGATTTCAACGGGTAAAACGACGCGATGGTCTGTAACCACCGCCCCGTCTTCAATCGGATGCTCCATTAATTTTGAAGCTTCTTTTACCACGGCTTTTATAGGTCTTGCGTTCCTAAAAACTTGGTCGTATTCCTGAGAGTACACAGCAACTTTATCGTTGTTGTACAGCGACGGGATAAACTGACTTAAAAGGTTTGCTACGTTTCCCGCGCTAATTCCCATTATTTATGTACCCCGTTGTCAACTTGACTTATCAATTGGCTAATAGCAAGTTTATCGATAAAAGCACTAACAACCCCGTGGCCGTCTGTTGCTGCGGTGTTAACAGTCACATCGCCTATATTCACAGTTACAGGCCCGGGGCCGTTTCGAGCAAACGAATTTTGCGTTAAAGGCTGACCTGCTAAACCGCCGATAATTGCTTTGTCAAAAATGCTAGAGCCTTCGCCCCCGTACCCCAATAATTTAACGGCTTTAGCCCCTAGTTTTAAAGGAAGTTCTTCTATCACTCCTAAAAGACTGGGATTTCCGGCCTTGTAGTTTCTTGCTTCGTCTTTAGAAAAAGCGCGTATCCCGGAGATAGCGGTCAAAGCCCCTACGGCAATAGCCAGGGTCGGGTTTAAACGGATTAAAGCTAACGATAAAACCCCTACTCCGGCGGCCATGGTCACAAATGCATCTTTCACAAAATCTTTATGATTTATGGACCAATTTAAAGCTTTTGTGAACGAAGGGAGTATTGGGGTAACTAATTCTTTATAGAAATTTTGGTATGCTCGCGTTGCGTCGTATAGCGCAGCATCAAATTTTCTTGTGGTTTCGGCTTGTTCTCTAGTCACAGTTCCAAGTTGCTTTTGTTGTGTGATTGTCGCTTCTACTTCGCGCCGCCCCTGTTGCAAAAACAAAATAGTAGACTGGTCTAACCCAAGAGATTTGCCGTAATTCTTAGCCTGTAGCGGATTTAATTTATTAAACGTCTCTGCTAGTTTTGGTAAAGCTTTTAAAGCAATATCGTTAGTTGTTCCAAAATGTGACGCAAGCGAACTTAACGACGATTGAAAACCCGACGCGCTCCCGCCTATCCGTTCAACAGCGGAACCCCACGCGTCAAGCGCAGATACATCGACGTTTAACTCACGCGCGGCTTTTCCTACTTCTCTAATGCTCGCAATAGCGCCAGAGGCCCCGCTTAACAAGGCGTGGAACGAAGCAAACCCTGCAAATAAACCGACTGCGGATTTTAAAACGTTATCAAACGAATGTTGTACCGTATCGCCCGCACGTCCTAACTTTTCAAACTCATTCTCTAGGCTTTTAACTTGCGACTTTGTATCGTCCAGACCTTTTTTTAATTGATCCGTTTCGAGTTTAACTAAAATATATAGAGATTCTAATACGCTCATTTTTTAGTTGATTCCATCGCCAAGAATTCGTTATATTTTTTAACCGCTATCACTTCCCACATTATATACGCGTCTTCGACGCTATATACCGTTTTTAATTCGTTGAGGGTTGCGAGTCGCTCGACGAGGATAATTGCGAGAATGCTTGTAACGTTTTTGCAAGTAACTCCGGCAGCTTGTTCGTTGTCAACCCACTTAGTAAACCGGACAGGCCGCCATCTGCTAAAAAACTTGTGTTGTACTCAACCATTGATTTAAATAGTTTTAGAGTCGTTTCCCAGTCTTTAACGTGATTGTTAATTAACTCAGGCGATATTAATTTAATAGGCGGGCCGGATTTAACAGGCACAGAAACGTAGCTTAAAACCTCCGCTAAGCTCTCTTTATACACTTCAAAATCGCCAAGCTTTGGCAGCATGGAAACGGGTAACTTGCTCATGAGCACCGTGCCTTCCCATGCTGGGAATTTTGATAACGTGTAAGTTTTACCGCCTAACTCTATATCTTTTGTCTCTAACATTAAAAGCCACCTATGCGCTGTTCAAAACTGAAGCTATATGTTTTTGTTTTGAGCCTTCCGGTACTTTGCGCACCGCTAAACGGGAAACCGTCAATAATCACACCATTAACTAGCTGCACAACGTTACCCGCAGGATACTGTATGTTAAGTGTGATTATGTCTTGTGCGCCCGTGCGACCGCGCCCGGGTCGGTTAGCTTCAAACAAAATTCCTAAAATCCTGTCGTTAACAGTGCTCGGTAATACGCTCATAGTAAATTTAATCGGATTGGCTTTTGACCAAGTAATTAAATCCCCGTTAATTCCCATAGCTGAATCCGCAATCTGTAACACCGGCACGTCAATTGCGTCGGTGTCATCGGAAAACTGGTTTAACGTAACGCCCGCCGGATACGTGTTGGACGCTAGCAAGCTAATTTGAATCCCAAACGCTGAAATATTTTGCATTACTAGCTCCTTAAATTAAAATGTCTGTACCAGACACAAAACGGATAACATCGTCTTTGCTGTATACCAGAGTGTACGCTGCTGTGTACGCGGTAGCAGGACTTACAGGCGGTACGATTTGGCAGTCTATCCAGTAGCCAACGTCTTGCACTTGGTAGTACGCGTAAGGGTCGTTGGTCACCGAGGTTATATACGATTTTTGCGTTGTCGTGAGGGCTTTATTAACACTGATAGAGCCGTTCAGTAACGCCAGATTTATAGGCGCCTGAATCGCGGTTAATAACAATCCTTGACCTTGTGTGTTCGCTGGTATCTGAGACAGACCTAAAAACAGATTCATGATTTGTACAGCGATTGCGTCTTTTAACCACATCTCGTTAGTGTACGATGTCATATCCAGCGGGCTTGTTGATGTGCCTTGCAAAACGCCTGTTTGATAAAAATTAAGAGCTTGCCCGGCTTGCTGCGTATTACCATAGTAATTTACTGCTACAGCATCGTATTGATTCGCGGCTGCATCGGTGGTCACCAACGGCGTTAAGTTAGTGAACGGGCCTTGAAACATGTAATTCTGTGCACTGTTCGGAGCTGTGTAATCTGTAGCCGCAAGTACCATTGTCGGTATCTGCTCTGGATATTCGTTTAATATAAACGTAAGGACGACAGTAGCCGATGCACTGGCTGCCTGCGATAACGTCACTACGCCCGTAGCCGTATTAATTGCTGTAATTGTAGTAACCGGAGGGCTTGCAGGAATGCCAGCGCCAGACACGATCATTCCCACCGCTAACGCGCTGATGTTGCTAACGTTCGTTAATTGAGTAGAGCTGCTCGCGGTAGTTGCCGTAACGCTGATTGAATTACCTGAAAGCGTTAACGCTGTACCCGCGTAAGTACCTAGGCCGCCAACGTCGGCTGACCACGCCGCGTAGTTGCTTGACGTAACAGGCACACAAAACATATATGAGTTGTTTTGAGTAATGTTCCACGCTGCTGCGGCTACCGCATCGGTTAACGACAACGATAAGTTATTCAAGAACAGGAATGAACCGAAATTATTAGATGCCGCTGCTGAGCTTGTAAGCGTCTGAGTTACTGTCTCAGCTCCTAACCCGCTTGAAGTAATCGCGCCGCTCACGTAATTACCAAAAGAATCATAAGTAGCTGCGGGCAACCAACCGAGGTAACTTAAACCTGTGATATCTGTTCCCGCAGAACCCGCTTGAACTGATATTGTAGCGGGCGTTTGTGTTGAACTTACTACACCGCCGGTAAACACGAACTGGCCGTTACCGTTCACTGTTACAGTACACGCTGAGAAATTCGTGTTGCCATTTGTACGTATGATTTTTTGCAGTATTGCTGCGATTTGGTCGTATCCTGTAACTGCAAAAGCAAGCGTGGGAGTACCGGAAGCAGTAGCGGCAATTGACAGTGTAATACTTGTACCACTCACAATTGTAGCAATGACCGTATTAGCCGCAATCCCCGTACCTGTGACACTCATACCCGGCACTAATGCTGCGGTACTAGTTAACCCTGTGACTGTTATTGAGCTGCTTGTGGTCACGCTAGGCTGTGAGCTACTAAACGGGATGTTTGTAAACGTCCCGACAATACCCGCAACCGTCAAGCCCAGAGAACCGGTTGTAACCGCATTCCAAACGCTAAAATCCGCTGGGACGTTAGACACAGAAGAAACGACGCTGGGTGCGCTGTTTTCTGTGGTCCATCGCGCAAACTGTAACGCCTGAGGTACTGTAATTAATTTACTAATAAACGAAAAATAAAACACCGCTCGAAGGTATTCTTCGGATCCTGTGCCGAAATAACTACCTACGGCCGCTGCTGTCTTAAAAGAAACGAACGTTTGAGGCGGTACAAGCGTACTTCCTGTAAAAATCCTAGCAACCAGTGACCGCTGGGCGACTACACTAGCGCCCCCCACTCCTGAAGTAATGTCTACATAGCGAGTTATAGAAATTGACATTATATTTTACACTCCGTATATGTTTTGAACTATTGGGGGCGTAATCTTAGGCGTTGTCGACGTTCGGACGTTTAAGTACGTTAATACGAAATCGAACGACGGGCTTGCCTCGAAATTATCGCGGTCATCTACAAAATATGGGTTTGTGACATCTGTGATTCGTAGTATACCTACACCCTGTGCGTTTAGTATAGCCCTAGTTGCGTCCGACTGCATAAGACATGCGACTTCGTTAACTAAATCCGAAGCCGTGGGGATTGTTAAATCGCTGGGGTTCTGAAGAACGAGCGCAGATACTTGAAACGCCGTTTCGTAATATTGTGACTCTGAATGTATAAAACTGGATGTGCCTGAGTCCCACACATCCTCGCGGCCCAGAAAACCATAGCGACGGTTATAAATCTTAGTAAAGAATACCATCGGGGCGGTAGGGATACCCTGTTGCGTTGGCTGGTTCGACTGCTTGACAACGGTTGTTGTAAAACCGTCAGCAACCAACCCCGCTTGGATTACAGGTAAAAATAATTGTATCAGGGTGTTATCTGTTTGATTAGCCACCGTTAACCCCCCGTCGCTACGACTAGAACGCCCTTCCATCCATCTTGTGCGTACCAATCATTATTAGACTCGACTTGATATCGTTTGCCGTTGTACGTCAATTGGTCGCCAGACACATTACGCTGGACATCAAGTAAATCATTTGACGTGTAGAACGTAGAGTAATCTTTTTGTAAATCTAGTCCGTAAGTTTCATATAGCTGCCTTGGGACCGCTTGAAAACTTCCGTACATTGTGACCGCAGACGCGTAAGTAGTAACGTCTTGCCCAACGGCATTTGGGGTGCGTGATACGTATTGATAGTATTGCACGACCTGCTTAGCTATAAGCGTAAGCGCCATGTTTAATATGTTCGAACCCGGAATCACGATTCGCTCGATATTTCGTAAGACACAGACGCAAGCATAAGCCCCGTATCAACAAGCGGTTTGGTAATTGAGCGGGCTTGAGTTTTATTCAAACGCCCGCTGTGATTGCGTCTCGCTAGACGCGCGTCAATTGTACGTTTCTTTAAAGCGGGTGAGTATACTTGTGTGATTGAATGCTGGATATCCCCAACCGCGGCAGTCCCAATGCCTTCTAAAACTTGTGTGACTGTGGCTTTACCATTCACAACAGCTTTCATCCCGCGCTTACCGATGTTCGCCCACTTTGTTTCATTGTTCGCAATCGCAGGACGAATAAACGGACGTGCGGGTATGTTGTCAGTGGGGTTTCCGTATTCGTTTTGCGCTGCTACGGATGCGACTGGCGTTTTATGCTCGTCATCATAACGCGCACTGGGAAACCAGCCGATTCTAACCGCTAGTGGTTTCATCTCAGAAATCGCCCGCTCAATTACCGTATCGCTATCGCGTTTTATAGTCACTGAACCCATGGCCACATCCCATTATCTGAGCCTTGAAAACCAGCTCGGACATAAGAGCCGCCAATGTACGAACCGCCCACGCTTTGAATCTGGAGCATTGACAGCAACTGTTGACCGAACGGACTCGTACCTAACCACCACTGGAATTGATTCGGGTTTGGCGGGGGTGTCACAGTCACATTAACTTTATCAATCGTAGCGTTTTGCATCTGATAGGGCACAGTACCCGGCGCACCGCCAGAACCTGTACCAAACCCGTTACCTGTGTTTATTAAATTCGTCAGATAGATTAAATGGGACATCATCAACTGGAGCGCGTACTCGCGCTGCGTGCCGTTTATGTACCCAAAATCCGCACTGCTCATGTAATTAGTAGCGTTATCCCAGTACCGTTGTAACGTGGCTTGTGGGTAATTTGTAGAATTAGAATACAGCGCGAACTGAGGGTTTGCTATATAACCCGCATAGTCAAAAACCAACGTCGCGTATGTCATCTAGAGCCTCGCTTTTTTCTGTTTGTACGTTGGAGTCTCTTGGCCTAGCTCTTCGTTTTTCTCGAAATCTTTAGGCGTTAGGGGTGCGCTGTTGTCTTTAGCGCTCATGCTCGCCGCTTTCTTTTCAACGTCACCTAGTTTCTTATCGACAACAATATATCCCGCTTCGACTTGCTGCCTAAACGCCAACATGCCCTCGAGTAATTCCAATTCTTCATCTGTGACTTTAGTCACAACTCCGCGTGGGGTATCCATGCCTTGTGGGTTTTTTATGCCGTGCCCGCCTTTAATCTCAATCTTGCGTATTACGCGCGATAAGGCGTTAGGGTCTGTTTTTGGGGCGTAAACGGGGAACGTGTTTCCGCAAGTCATCGTTGAGTAAATAAAAGGCATTTCCTAATTCTCCATTGAATTTATAGTATCTATAATATACCATATGAGGGCAAAGTCTAGGGTAGCTCCTGAAAAACTCGCCTCATCCTCGGGTCGACTTTGCACCTACCTCGGATGATTAACTATAAGGATGGATAGCCATGACCGAAATCACGATAGAACAATTTATATCTCAAGAAGTAAGAATCAGATTATTACAAGAAAACTTAAAACGTATAGACGAACGGTTTGATAAACTTACATCGCTACTTATAAAAATAGGCTCTGGTTTATTTGTGACTATTATCGCGCCGGTGGCGCTACATTTGCTTGGATGGATATAGGCGCAATGAAAACTTGTACTAAGTGTGGCGTTGAGAAGGCGGTTAGTGAGTTTAGTGTTAACCGGTCGACTAAAGATAATTTAAATTACTATTGCAGGTCTTGCGCCAAACAGAAGTTTAAAGCGTGGAGCGAAAACAACGTTGCTCAAGAAAAAGAGCGTTGTAAACAACACTATCTAAGCCATTCTAAAGAAAAATACGAGTACAATAAAAATTGGATTGCAAATAATCGAGATAAAGTACTAGCGCAAAAGAAAAGGCACTATCTAAAAAATAAAGAAAAAATATTGGTTAAAACCGCGCAATACTATAGAAATAATTTTGAGAATCTAGCGAAAGCTAAAAAAATTTGGAACCTTAACAACTCCGATAAAATGAAGGCGTATTTTGACGATTACTGGAGAAGCAATAAAGATAAGTACTACCAAAGAAACGCCAACCGAAGGGCTTTTAAGTTGCAAGCGTGCGTATCTTGGGCGGATTTAGATAAGATTAAAGCTATTTATGCAGAAGCTCAAAGGCTAACAGAAATTACTGGCCTTGTTCATCACGTAGACCACATCATCCCCCTTCAATCTAAATACGTTTGTGGGCTTCATCACGAAAACAATTTACAAATACTCACTTGGTATGAAAACTTAACCAAGAGTAATAAATTTACCCCTGGCTAAGTTATTTACTAACTGTACAAATTTAAATACCGCTGTAGCGCACCACTGCGAATGGACGCTTGCACATTACGCCGGCAGTTGCACAAGAATAGTCTTCTTCATACGCTTTGGCCAGCTGCATGACGCCCAACACTTGAAACTTAGCAGGAACCATCTGAATAAACGTCTGGCCACCGTCAGTACTCATGTCGTCGACTTTATCGGCAAACATGTAGAACACGTTCGCGCTTCCGTTTGCATTGTTCAACTGTGGAGCTGAAACAACACGACAACGTGGGTACGCGCCTGCAAGCCAAGTGCGAACAGAGATACCGAAATCTGAAGTTACAGTCAGATAATCCACCGCGTCGGTTGCAATCGCTAGGGTTAAATCTACTTTTTCAGGGTCGATAGTATCTTGTGACTGAGTTCTTAAAGCCACAATTGCTACGCGGATGTCGTTTGTAATTTCCAAGAATGTCTTGTTCGCCCAAAGGGTAGAAGTTCCCGCGGCATTCAGAGCTACGGTGGTATAATTGCCTAGACCGGGGTCGTTAAGAAAACCGTAGGTGTTGTTATTGCCGGAGTTAAACCCAACGAAACCAACAGAGTTACGAATAATCTCAAGTGCAAGAGCGGCCGCCTCGCGCTTCATACCCGAATCGTCTACGCGCAAACGTGCAGCACGAGCGGACTCTAATACGCCAACTTTCATACCTTCTTCAAACCGGACTACCGTTCTGTAGTTGAAGTTAGTATTCCAAGATGATAATGGGACGTTAGTGTAATCGCCATAAACTTGGGACGTACCTGTGCGCTCCAATAGACCTTGGACGACCTGTTCGTCTTCCCACGAGCCGGTTGTCATAATACCAACGATATCGTCAATTTTACGAGCCGCTGTAATTACAAACACAAAGCCGGGTAACCAGTTTTGCAAAAACTGTACTGGCGTTCCTATGCTTCCTTGCGTAACTGTAGGCGGTAAGCTGTCCATTGCCATATTAGCCATAGCTTTATGACCGCGGTACATTTGGTCAACAACGTGCCGGTTCAGGTTAATACCCAAGCGAGGTAACGCCTCGTATTCTTTATGGTCAAAATTTGCCAACGCTCTTACTTGTCGCGCTAGCAAATTCGATTTAATTTCGGTAGCTCTCATTTTCTATATCCTTATGTTATGCAGGGACGGTTAGCGTTGGAGTCATAGTAATAACAGCCAAACCAGCACCAGAAACCGTGTAATAATCTACGACCGCTTGAGCGAATGATTTACCAGCCGGTAAGTTGTCGCCAGACGGAGTAAAGGTTAACGTAACGGTTCCACTTGCGGTAGCCGCTGCGGATATAACAATAGAGGTATTAGCAGTCACAGAAACTACAGTAGCGTTTGCTGGAATACCTGTACCTGATACGGGTTGCCCTGCAAAAACGCCAGATGTGCTCGCCATTGTTACCGTTGTGCTTGTGCTTGTTGTAGTACCGGGCAGTGTAAACGGGGCACTTGAAATCGTAGATAACGCACCAGTGGTGTTATCAAAAATCACGGTGTCCCCGATTGCCGCTGCTGCTGGTAAAGTCACAACAAAACTACCCATCGTAGCGCATTCGACCGCTGCGTAATTTGGAACTGTTAAAGTGGGAGCCAGAGGCGCGCCACTTGTACCAAATAATGCTTGGTCTTTAGGGTCGACTAAAATACCGGCAAACGGCAGGCTTGCGGATGTTTTACCAGCCGCACAAAAACCCTGAGAAGTTACAGAGCACGCGGTGGCCCCAATAATATTATAAGCCGCTGAAGCGGAGTTAATTGTATAAGACTCGGCTCTGGTAGGGCCGTCGGTAAATTGTTCGCCGGGTACGCCAAAACCCTGCGCTAGTGATACAGTTGATTGAAAACCCATGATTATTCGCCTCCCGCTAAGTATTTATCGATACAGCTAGATTTTACGGCAGAGTCTTGACCGACGGCTGCAACGCTAACACGTGCGCCACGCAAGTAGCCCTCAATCGCCGCGTGTTCGTGTCCTTTCTGACAAGGTACGCCCAAACGCTTAACCGCGTAGCCTGCCACTTCAGATAATGTTTTTTCTTTATGGTCAAACACGCCAATGTGTGGCTGTAGACGTTTAGCTAGCGCGTCCCGAGCTGCAATTTCTTTAAATACGTTTTTCATAGAGTCCATGCCTTTAGAATCTTCTGGTTTTTCCATGTCTTCGTCCTCGGCTTTCTCTTCTTCGGATTCGTCCTCGGCTTTCTCTTCTTCGGATTCGTCTTCGTTAAGCTTAGCTTTTTCAACAAACATAGCGGGGTCGGCTTCATCTTCGGATTTTTCTTCTTCAGGCTCGGCTTCGTCTTTAGCTTTCATCGCGCTCATTTCGTCGCGTAATTCTTTTAACATCTTGAAACATTCGGCAAGGCTCATTTCGCCCTCGTCCGCTGCTGTTTCTTCCTCTCTAATCTCATCTGCCATCACTAGCCCCTTGGTGTCAAAAGTAAATTTAAAATGATCGAGTACCGCGACATCTGGCCCCGAGCGCCCCTCATCGACTAAAGCCACATGATTACCGCGGATTTGCCGTTGAACAGCATCATATCTCACCCCATTGTACACACCGCTCACAATATCGTAAATACATCGGTAGCCTATGGACAACTCTTTCTTGCCGGAGTCAATAAGCTCAGCCAGTTTATTTGAAAATATTTTTAGGTTTGCTTTAAGGTAGCCGTCCTCGAAATACACATCCTCGCCGATTACGCCTTGAATGCCTTTGCGCTCAGCGGGCGTTAAGCCCTCGTCACTTCCTAGCATCGCGTGTTCATCAACCCACGGGATTAGTTTAAAAGATTCTATAGTTTCGGGGTCGTTTAATTCTTCTTCGGGACGGTATACTTGATAGATACGGTCGGGTTCTAGCTCGCTTGATATCTGTTGTCCGCTGTAGGGGAACACGCCTACTTTAGAGATTGGGTTGCCCTTAATCTCGGCCCATCCGTTGATATCTTCGGTTCTAGCTGATTGTGTGTCTATCGTTAAATCGAGGATAGACCCTTCGTCCTCTCCTGCTTCTTTGTACGCAATCGCGGCGGCCTGTGACGGTTTATGCCCCGCGCGTTCCAATTCTGCTATATTTTCGCCAATTACTTTACGGCTGGACCCTTGTTGTAAAGGCATAGACACAAACTCCTAGTTTTATATACGTATCGTATTCCAATGATTAAAAACTTTCAATCACCCCCGCTATAAACCATCTTGCTTAGTCTTCATCTGTGTCAAAAACTATAATTGGTCTAAGTGTACATTTACAGTTCACTGGCTCGCCTGGCAAACCTCGGTCGTTTTCGGGAACACCTAATGCTGCTTGTTCTTCTTTGACGTTCTCAAAACTAAACGTTTTTCCGCTTATTTCAATGTGCGATTCTCGGGGATGCATACCACCGCCCGAATGATCCCAAATAAACTCTTTTATTCCGTTGTTTAAAAGCTTCTGTCGGTTTATAGCGTTGTACGCTTTACGTGTTTGGTCGAGCGCGATAAGCTTAGCTCGTCTGTAAGTCATGCCGTCATATTTCTGTAAGTCGGGTACTAAATCCGCCAAGCCTTCCCCCGTGGTTATCGAGCGCATTACCGAGCCTGTAACGTCTTTTAAATACTGTTCGGGTATAGACTTAATCAGCGATACGTTTTCAGCCACCAAAGCCGTTGCAACTTCTTCTTGCCCCGCTGACACAACACTGGTTTTAAGCGTTAGCCCGCCAGACAATAGTTTTAAAGATTCCTGAACGTTTGTCGTACTTGTTCTAGTCGCGCCTTCAACCATTGTTTTAGCGAGCGTAGCCGCCTTGAGATTGAACAAACCTTCAAACGTGCGGCCCAGAACATCAAGCAAAATTCGAGCTTGAGACGCGAGAGAACTATCCATCGCTGTAAGTTTCTCTTGAGCCTTAAAAAAGTCATTCGATATCTCGCCTTTGAACAGTTTCGTCAATTGTTTTTTAGTTTCGCGTGTCATCTGTCGCACTAGTTTTTCGAGCGCGGCTACATACCGCTCTTGTTGTGCGGCATTATACGCAAGTCGGGAGCCTTTTAAAACAGTGTTTCTATTTTTAACCCACTTAGCGCGTTTTTTAGTTAGCTTAGGACTAGGCACAGGTTAGGCCCCACTGAGCGGGCTATCGGCAAACGGATCTTCCTCGTCCGGTGCCTCATCTTCTAAATTTATATACCCGCTGTTTGGGTCGTTTCTTAATCTGTCGCGTTCGTCTTGGCCATCAATCGCGCCTGAGTTAACTAACACCATACCTGCTTCAGCTTTCATCTTATTAAGCTCTGCCTGTTCCTTCGTGGTCATTGCGTCTAATTCGTTCCAATTGATAATCGTCTCGAACGGTGCAATTCCAAACTCTGGCGCAATCTCTGAACGTATCATTAACATATGATGCCGTTCAATCAGCGGGGTTAGGTCGTGTGACTGTATAGACTCAAGTTCCTCGTGATAGTTCGCCTCTTCAAATTCTCCCGTACTATTAAACCCTTTTGGGGGTGTGCCTAATAGCTTAGTCGCTGGGACATTCGACGCGGCGGCCACAAGCTGATATTGCGTCATAATCACAGTATCTAAATCCGTGAGGCTTGTGTCGAACTGCTGCATTTCGTCTTCTAAGTCGATTGTCTTAACGCCCCAATTGTCCCGGCGTTGTGTAAATTCGGTAAACCGTTGTACAACCTTCCACGGGTTCATAGCGGCTTTTGCTAAATCCATTTTCACAACATCTAGGCGTTTAGACATTGCTAGCATTGGAGCCTCATCCGCTGTTTTTTCCGCTGCATAAACCCGCTGCGCTATCTTCTGAGGTATCGGAATACCGCCAAAAATATACGTGGGCTTTAACAAGTCGCTAACTTCTTCGGTGCGAAAAACCACAAGGTGTGTTCTGTGGACTTTCTTGCCGTTGATAATCCACCAAGTCGGCTCATAGAAATTAATGCTCGCGGGGTTGCCCGCTGCTTCGTTGTCTAATTGGGGCGTAATCCAGTACGGGTCTATTTGCGAGATGCCACGATAACTTCCTTCTGTTACAGCGTCCGGGTTAAAGGGGTTTTCGTAATATTCGTCCTGTAGTATGTCGTTTTCCATGCGCACGTTAAACATAGCGACACGGATACCGAATACCCTACCCATTTGCACCAATTCAATTAGGTTTTTATTAAGATTGTATTTAGCATCGCCTTTTTTAATCGCGTCCACGACCTTGGGGTCGACGTCTACATCTTCACTTACCGATATCTCAAAGCCGTTGCGCGTTGCATCTTTAGCTGGCATTAAACAAGCTTTAGATATCAGCCAGTTTTGAGCAAGCATGGCGCACAGTTGATATCCTATAAACGTTTGTTGTGAGTACCAGAGCACTTGAGTTGTTGGTAATATCGAATTGCCGCCCCACTGTGCTTTTATATTGAGCTGGTTATCCATGGCGAACGTAGGTTTCTCTGCGCTATCGGTTGCTATAGACGAATGTACAGAATTCTTAAAATTCGCTTCCCAGAACCGTTCGAGCTGTTCGTGTTCGGACGTGTCGTCCATTGCGTAAGGTTCAAACGTGCGTGGGCGCTCGGGTTTCTCTGCCGCCACGGGGATGCTTTCAGGCTTTTTAAAATAACTTACAATCCGTTTAATCATATAAAAGCACTCCTGCGCGCTGGGGGTGTGGGGGCAAAGGCTATCATGCAACTGTCGGCCCGGTTGGGGGACAGTGCACCGTCTGCTAGTTTATCGATTATAATTTTACCAGAATCGTTTTGTCGATACGTTGGCTGTGATAACTCAGAGATTAACGCGGATAGACCATCGATGCTACTAGACACAGATATTAATTCATCTGGGTTACATTCGATGCCTTGCGTTACCCAACGGTACGTTTTCTGAAACCGTGTTCTTAATGCCCACCACGCTTGCGCTTTAAAGTTACCAAAAAAATCTTCGTTAGTCGGGCCGCGCTCACGGTTGCGCCCGTCTTCGCTGGTGCTAAACGGGTAGTTTTCTTTGTCTAAGACCTCGCCGGAACCACGGAACGGATTGAATACGATCTCGTGTTCGCGCTCTCTATTAATCGCTTTAGCGTCCCCGCGCACGCCCGCGCCCATGCCGTCGGCGTCATAATAAACCTCATCGTAGCCCAGCACATCGCACAGCGTTACGGCTTTCTGAACCGTTTCGTAAATATCGGAACCTTTGCCGCTCCATATCTCTAAGTACTCAAGTAAAATACCGTAGCGCCCGCAATACGCGTTTTTATCTTTACCTTCGTCCGCTATATCAAGCCCGGCTTTTCGTATGCCAGTAACGGCTATTCCTAGTTTAATATGTGCATCAATTGCGGCTTGTACCCACGCTGACGGAATCACAATACCCTCAACTGACGCGCTATAGTCGAGGTCAACTTCCTGCGCTATGACTACCGGATTATCAATATCTTTACACGTTTTATCATACCACGCTTGGTCTTTGCGGGGGTCTTCGCGCCAGTGGAACGAAAACACGCTAATAGAACCGCCGAATCGTTTACGGGCAAACGGGTTATTCATTCCGTGGGGCGTTGATACATCTATTCTGCAATTTGTGGTTTGAGACAGTGAGGCGTCGATTAAATCGGGGCGGGGCATGAACGCGCTCTCGTCCACGAAATATACAGATGTTCTCGCCCCACGCCCGATGCCGTCTCCGGATTCCCCCGCGATAACGCTCCCCGTGTGTGGGAATTCTATACGCATGTAGGGCGAGTGTTTTCGCTCATCATAGCCGGGTCTGAATTCTTCGGGTAGGTGCGCTATAAATTGCCGCGCTTTATAAAGTAATGATTTTGGGTCGCCTTTTTTATCAACGTATTCCTCTTTCCTCGAGCCGAATCCGGCTACAAAACCCTCGTTAAATAGGCACATAGTACAAGCCACCGATACGGTGAGCCAGCTCATGCCCATTTCGCGTGATTTGTCGGTTATCCCCGGTTCTTTGTTTTTCCAGCGTTCGAGGAACCACGACACCCATTCTTCTTGTTTAGGAAATAGTAGGAACGGCATAAGCGTTGGTAGCCCGACTTCAACATTTCGGGGGTCAAACGTCACTCCCCAATCTATAATAAACTGTGCGGGATTTTCTTTGTAATACGATTTTAAACCGGCAAGAGATTTAGGCTTTTTGCGCAGACGTGCAAGATTATCAAGGCGGTAATTAAAAACGGCGTTGTAATCGGGATTCTTAAAATCAAACGGAAACGGTAACGGCATTGGTTACCTTCTGATCTAAAACTGCTACAACACGATTAAGACGTTCAATCTCTTTTTGAAGCGGTAGCTTGCAATGCTTATCTATAATTCCGCGAAGCTCGCATACCGCATCATCTTTATTTAAGTGTACTTTGCTATCATCTGTGTGCGCTTCTAAAACAGATACCACCGTATTTTCATCGGTATCAATCTCAGTCACAGAACAGTGATACACAAAGTACTGGCTCATTATTCGTGCTCTACAGGTGCGGGGGCTACCGCATCGACGACTTGCTCTGCTACTTCTAAAGCTTGAGCTACTTCAGATTCCGGGGCTACGGCTTCAGCAACTGAACTACTGAGGTGCAACAAGTTTTTAAGCTCATTTAACGCGCCAAGCAAGCCGTTATGGTTTGCCAAACTGTTTGCTACTGCTGCTTCGTATTCTTTAATTCGCGCTTCTATTGATGCGACTATAGACATTTTTTAATCCCCATTGTTATAAAATCCTATGATATTAACTTACCGTGTGACTGTCTGCAACCGGCATTGCTTGTTAACGTATTCTGCGGGCGTAGATAGTTCCAAATCCACCTAGGGTTGAGATAGTAAACTCAGCTCTTGCAATCAAATAAACGGTAGTTGTCCCTGACAAACTGTACCTTAATCTAGGGACTGTAAACATTGTATTTTGCACATTCGTCACAATTCCAGTGGTTGCATACGCAAGTTCCGAGTTATCCGCTGTGTTTGTTTGCAAAGTAGCTGAAGTGGAATTATTACAACCTTGTAAAATTGTAATATTAGTGGTTGCTGCTGGTATAAACCCAACCGACCCCCACACCTCCCAATCTCCGGCTGTAAGTGAGATAGAGGTAATGTTTGCCAAAGTTCCGTTTGTCAGTGAAACTGGGGTGTTATTGTTTACAACACTACTCACAAACTCCCCAACACTACCCGCAGCCGCGTTATTGTTTGTCGTTGTGCCGATGATGCCTGATGTGGATGAGAAGGCTATGCTTGGTACGCTGTTGATTGCGGTGCCTGTAATAAGCACGGTCCCGCTAGCCGCAGGCAAACTGTAAATCCAAGGACCTGCGCTATTTGGAAAGCTAAACACAGCAGTATTTGCATAAGCCGCACCAGATGCCATGTACAATTGGTTGCTAGTTCCAGTGGTTTGGAAAATAACCGGGGAATTACCTTTTGATATGCCTGAGAATGAAATGTTTGTATCGGACCCAGCAGGGATAATAAACGGATTGTTGCCCGCTGATTGATTGATGATTCTCATGTAATTTACAGCGGAAGCTGTAGACGAAAAGCTTAGCGATGGATTGCCGTTTGCGTCGTTAATGCCTGTCGTAACAATAGGATTAGCAAACGTAGCAACCTGAGAACTATTAATTGTCAAAGCTATAGTTTCCACACCAGAAGCATTGGCTGTTCTAAGGCTTGCAAAACCTGGGACAATGCCAGCAGATACCGTGCCATCAACACCGAAAAGTAACCGGCCAGCAAC